CAAAAGCACCTATTCATCAATTTTATTTCCTTCTTATTTTCTTGCAGAAATTCCAGGTGCTCCTTTCTTGGGTGCTTCCCATACAACGGGATTGGCGGAGCATTTCGGCCGTCAGACAAAAAATCTAACGGAAGATCCATTTTATCAATACTATGCTAACGCATCTCTATCTAAAGATTCGAAATCGGCATTGCGATTTACCTTAACCAATGGTAGCAGGTTTCAGGGCGCAGGTGTAGGAAAGGCAATTGCTGGATTTAGGGGAAAACATGGCCACATTGACGATCCAATCAAAGGCGAGGAAGCTGCACATTCTGAAGTTCAAAGAGATAGGGCTTGGACATGGTATTTATTCGACTTTATAACGCGCCTTTTGCCAGGGGCTTCCCAAACAATGTCCGTAACAACCTGGCATGAAGATGACTTACCTAACAGGATTCTTAATTCTCCCCAAGGAAAACATTGGAAGGTTATTCGTCTTCCTGCCTTAATCGAAACTAAAGAACAAAAAGACAATGATGTATTAGGTAGGGATATGGGGGAGCCATTATGGCCTAAAGTATTTTCAAGGGAGAAACTTATAAAAATAAAAGAAGGATATGGAAAAGACCTTAAGGCTTGGGAATCCTTGTATCAACAGAATCCAACAATTGAGACAGGAAACTATTTCAAAAAACCATGGATACAGCTCATTAATAAGCTGCCTGAAGGCTTAACTTATTATGGAGCCAGTGATTACGCCGTTACAGATGGTAGCGGAGATTTTACGGTGCATGTCATTATAGGGTTTGATGATAAAGACAATGACATTTACGTTGTTCATGTTTGGAGAGAGCAAACCACAACGGAAGTATGGGTAGATGAATTCATTAAATTGATAAAAAGATATAAACCCGTAATGTGGGCTGAAGAAAGCGGACAAATTATTAAAAGCCTTGACCCGTTTATCAGAAAACAAATGAATGACCATGAGACTTACGTTTTCAGGGAACAATTCACATGTACGACAAGCAAGAAAGTAAGGGCGCAATCTTTTAGGGGTTTTATGGCTCAAGGGAAAGTTTTTATTTTAAATACTGATTGGACACCAATTCTTACAAGGGAACTTCTTTCTTTTCCTGATGGGAAAAATGACGACCAAGTTGATGCCTTGGGCTTAATAGGCCGCATGCTTAACGAAATGGTAATCAAGGTTGAAAAACCAAAGAAAGTATTTCAAGATGGTTATGAAGCAGGGAAAATAATACTTCCTGGACTTGACGATAATATATCTAAACCGGATGGTAATTATCGTAGGTTATAAACCTCTTTGATTTAAAATTTTGGAGATTGTGCGTGTCTAATGAAGATCAAGTTTCCATTGCGGATACTGAAAAAGATTCGGCTGAAGATATTGAAAAAATAAATGTATCGGCTTGGCTAGATAAGATCAACAAAGGAAGTGATAAAGAGTCCCCCTGGCGCAAAAGGGCAAAAAGGTGCATAGAAATATATAGAGACGATGCGGACTCTTCCCAGGTAAATACAGACACAGACAAATATAGAAAATCTTCCTTCAACATCCTATGGGCTAACACAGAAACTTTGTTACCTGCCCTTTTTTCGTCTGTGCCAAAGCCAGATGTTAGAAACCGCTTTCTTAATCAAAACAAAATAGCCGATATGGCAGCAGATGTTATTGAAAAGTCTTTGACATACCTCATGGATAAAAATAAATTCGAGCGTTGCATGAAATCGGGAATCAAAAGCCATCTACTAACGGGTCGTTTGGTAAGCCGCGTGAGGTTAGAACCTAAGTTTGAAGATCAAATTATACAAGATGTTGATATGGAAGGAAACTTAATTGAGCGCAAGGAGGAAATTCAAGTTGGTCATAACGTATCTATAGAAAATATTGCGTATGATTCTTTTACCGTAGAGCCTGTAGAAACATGGGAAGAAGTTACTTGGATTGAATTTAAGGCTACGTTGTCCAAAGAAAAATATAAACAATATTTTCCAGGTAAGCCACTACCAGCCGTATCCAATGGAAATGATCAATATATTACCGAAGAGAAATACAAAGTTCATGAAGTCTGGGATAAAACGAAAAAGAGGGTGTTTTTCATAGCCGAGGGTATATCTGAGCCTTTAAAGGTAATGGAAGACCCACTTAAATTTGAAGATTTTTTTCCAATACCCGAGCCGCTTTATAGTATCGAAACAAGCAACACACTCGTTCCAATCCCCGAATATACGATTTATCAAGAGCAAGCGATTGAATTGGAGGAAATATCTTATCGCATAACAGATTTGGTAAGAGTATGTAAGTTTATAGGCGTTTACGATGCTACACAGGCTTCTATAGCTTCTATTTTAAAATCTAGGGATTCTCAATTTGTAGCTGTTACTTCTAACATGATTCGTGAGCTTGGAATTAAGGGAGTTTTGGATTTTGTGGACGTTACCCCTATTGTTAGGGTTTTACAACAACTTTACGTGCAAAGAGATCAAATAAAATCAATTATTTATGAAGTAACAGGGGTTAGCGATGTTATTAGAGGCGACACGGTGGCCTCTGAAACCGCTACCGCCCAAAACATTAAATCTAAATGGGCTGGGTTGAGATTGAGGGACAGAAGAGCTAACATCAATCGTTTTATTGTTGACCTACTTAGGATGCAAGCTCATCTTTTGGGAAGTTTTTTCTCGGAAAAACAATTACAGGAAATGAGCGGCGTTAAGCTTGATTACTCACAAGAGCCAATGCCACCCATGCCTATGCAGCCCATGCTAGACCCATATATGCAACAAAACGATAGTTACATGATGGAGTATTCCCAACAAATGGGAAAATTTCAAGAAGCTCAAATGGCTTATCAAGAGGAACTTGCAAAACGCCAAGAAGCTCAAGCCGTTATGGATATGATAAAGAACGATGTTTTGTGTAACTACAGTATCGACATTGAAACAGATAGCACAATTTTGGCAGACATGGAGTCAGAAACCCAAAAGAGGGCGATGTTAGTGTCAAGCATTACCCAGTTTATTGCAACGTCTGCCCCGCTCGTTCAAAGCGGAGCGATGCCGATGGAAACCGCTAAAGCCCTGTTGATGTTTGCCCTTCAAACTGCAAAGATTCCAAGAGAGCTTGAAGATGCTATTGACATGATAGGTAAACAACAGCCTATGGGAATGCCACCTCAAATAGGAATGATGGGAGCAGCACAACCAATGCCGCAACCACCCCCTAATTTAATACAAAATATCCCTAACCCTACAAATCAACAGTTGGACGCGGCTGTTTTGCAATAAATGTATTTGAAAATGCCATGAGGCGGAGCTAAAATAAATCTATACAATTTAAAATAAGTTTTATAGGATTGCTTATGACATTCGGCATAATTAAATCAATTGACATTATTTCTCCATCAGATGGTAAGCGTTACTCATCAACGAGAGAATATGAAAAATCATTACACGCCAAAGGGCAAGACGTAATGAGTGATAAAACTTTCCGTGAAATGCGCGAAAGACTTTATGACGAACGCAACGCCCCCCCTCCTAAAAATTCAGATCACAATTACGTCCATATAGACTTACGGAATGGAAAAGTTGAAACCAGCAAACAAGATTTGGGATAGTATTAGATGAATGATACCTTGGGCGATGATATAAAAGCCGCTATGGATAAAGTTAGTAATGATGTTCAACCCACTCAGTCACAAGAGTCAAACAATACTCCTGAAAATAATATTGATGTGGATGTGGATTCTGGGGAAGATGGTAACGCATCTCTGTCTTCCTCCCCTTCTCCCGAACCTGAAATAGAAGCCCCTGCACACTGGGCTAGTGAAGATAGGGAAGTATTTAAATCCCTAGATTCAAAAGGTCGTGATTTTCTTTTGCGGCGTCATAAACAAATGGAGGCAGACCATACTAGAAAGCTTCAAGCTCACGCTGAAGATGTAAAGATCGCTGAAAACTACCGAAAGAAGCTAACACCACATGAGGGATATATAAAGACGATAGGGATTGACCCCTTTGACGCATTTGAAAAGCTTGTTGGGGCAGAAATAAAATTGCGCACTGGAAGCCCATTAGAAAAACAAGAAATTCTTCGCACCCTTGCTAAACAATATGGCGTACAGTTTCAGCATGATGACACACAGCCGGAAATTGACCAAAAAACACAGCTTATTTTTCAAAAACTCGAACAAACAGAAAAGTCCCTTCTCCAACTGAAACAAGAAAGGGAATATGAAGTACAGCGTGGGTTACAAAACCATATTAACGAATTTACCTCTAAAGTAGATGAAAAAGGACTTCCAAAATACCCACATTTTGAAACCCTAAAGGTAAGAATGGGTAAGTTTTTAGAGGACGGAGAGGCGTTAAGTTTAGAAGAAGCATACGAACAAGCAATAATGTTAAATAAAGACTTGCGGGAAGGTTATATTTTAAGCCAGAATAAAAATGTAGAAGCCAGAAAGAAATCTTTGGCTTCTAAAGATGCGATCTTTAACGTTAAGTCGGGGTCTACTTCAAATATTTCCGACCCTAAAAAAGACTTAAGTTTAGATCAAACCATCAGACAGGCAATAAATGCGCAGAAAAGCAAAAGGCGCATTTAAATTTTGGGTACACTCCTGAACATCAATCAGGAAACAGGCTCGGAAACGCATAGTCAACGACTGATAGGAACATTCTCCTTTTGTGAGAACCAGACCTGAAGACGGAAACGAATTCAAAAGTGGTTTTAACAATTTAGGAGAATGACAATGACTCAGAATCTATCTGAAATCGTCGTCACAACGCTTGAAAGCCGAACAGGCAAACTAGCGGATAACGTGACGGACAACAATGCCCTTTTAACTCGATTGAACACACGCGGCAACATTGACTTTGTTTCCGGTGGTTCAGAAATCCTCCAAGAACTAGAATACGCCGAAAACGGTACGGCTATGTATTATTCCGGCTATGAGACGCTAGACCTTACGCCTCAACGTGTTATGGATGCGGGGCGATTTAGCTTTAAGCAAGCGGCAGTCGGCGTGTCTATCTCAGGGCTTGAAGAATTACAAAACGACGGTGAGGAACGTGTAATTTCCTTGCTTAAGTCCCGTATCGGAAACGCCGAGCGCACCATGAAAAACCTTATCTCATCGGGTATTTACTCTGACGGAACGGGTAGCGGTGGTAAACAAATCGGTGGACTTCAATTCCTTGTAAGTTCCACCCCTACAACCGGAACAGTCGGCGGGTTTGATCGCTCAAGCTCTTCAAACTCTTGGTGGCGCAACCAAACAACCACATTTTCCGCTCTTTCATTAACGGCAGGATCGGACACAATCCAATCGGCCATGAATAACTTGTATATGAAAACGCACCGTGGAAATGACAATACTGATTTGATTGTGGCTGATAACGTGTATTTCACATACTATCTAGAATCCCTTCAAGCACTCGTACGTATTCAAGAT